TAGAGGAAACAGTACTTCTAGCAATATCACTATAAGTAAGTCAAATACCGGTGCAGGTTATAGCTCTTACGCAGATATGATGATCGAAGATGTTGATGCACACCTAGATATTACAAGTACTAACGGAGGTACTTGGGGCTCTGCCATTAACCTAAGAGAAGGCAGTACTAGCAGTTTTGTAAACTCTTGGTCTATCGCACGAACCACAGGAGCATCTCCAGATTTACGTTTTAATTTTGGTACTGGAAACGACCATAATGTAGCCGGAACTAAAGTTAGATTTACTTCTTCTGGGCAAGTACATGCTAGCTCTTTTCATGGTTCTATTGATTACTCTAATATTACTAATCCCCCTCCGATTGATAACTCAGTTGATTATATTAACGCCGCTAGTTTTAATACCAGTAGTGGTGTATTAACGTTATCAGGTGTAGGTCGTGCGGGTGCGACCGTAGATCTTGATGGTCGTTACTACAATACAAGTGACTCTGATAGCCGTTATGTAAACGTTACTGGCGATACTATGACCGGCGCTTTAACTCTTTCTGGAGCTACGGACTTAAACTTTTTAGCGGGGTCTAACGAAGACGCAGGTGATATTGTATGGAAATACCACAACGGAACTGAAAAACATAGACTATGGGATGGCGGCACAGGACTCAATTATAGGTATAACGGCGGCACTTCATATAAAGTATTTCATGATGGCTACCACCCAAATGCTGATAAATGGACAACTGCCAGGACTAACACAGTAGCACTTTCAGGTGACGTTACAGGTACGGGGTCTGCAAGTGTAGACGGTACAGGTAACTGGACAGTAAACGTATCTACTGCAGTAGCTAACGATAGCCATAACCATACCTATTTTGACGTCTCTAATATAACTGACTTAAATTCTGTACCTAGTGTATCTGACACTAGATTTAGGCCTTTTGTGTCTAATTTTCAAGCAGCCAATAGATCAGGGTCTAACTACAATGGCGGTTTTGAAGTAGGATTACGGGCTACAGGGTATAGAGCCCAACTAGTTTTTGAAGCAGATATAAACTCAGGTCCTAAGTTTAGAATTAGAAACAGTACAGGATTTGGTTCTTGGAAGTCTATCTGGCATTCAGGAAATTTTAATCCTAGTGATTACTTACAAGTATCAAATTATGTAGACACTGATAACTATGTAGATTCTGTAGGATTTAACACTTCAAACGGTATTTTAACTATAGGCCGAACGGGGTCACTAGCTGATTTAACTGTAGACCTAGATGGTAGGTACTTAACGTCTGAAACTGATAACCAGACCCTTTCTTGGAATGGTAGTACGGGACAGTTATCTATTAGTAATGGTAATACTGTAGATCTTGACGGCAGGTACACTCATAGTGATTACATAAATACAGGTACTGACTGGAACACATATAACTATGGTAGTAATGAAAGTTTTATTGCTAGAGTAGAGTCAAGTGCCTCTAACCCTCCTGCTACAGGTGTATATAATTGGTCTTTAATACAGCAAGGTGATAGCGTAAGAGGTAGTCAAGTTGCTTTGTCCGCATTTGCAGGCGGCAACCGTATGTATTTCCGAGGCTCTAATGGAGGAAATGGCTGGAATGGTTGGGATAGAGTATTTGCGGACAATTACCACCCTAACGCAGATAAATGGACTACAGCTCGCACAAACACTGTTACTCTTACAGGTGATGTAACAGGGTCAGGTTCTGCTTCTGTAGATGGATCAGGAAACTGGACAGTATCTGTACCTGCAGTAGTGGCGAATGATAGTCATACCCACAGTAACTATTTAAGCAGAGTATCTACCGATCATTACACTCCAAAACGACTAGACATGGGATCTAGTACTTCTTGGGATAGTGTAGGTTTTGGAAGTATGACTAGTCTTCATTTTCAAGATCACAATCAATTTTGGGTTGGTGCGGGTAATGGTACTTGGTTCAAGGGAACTGCTAACACTAAAGACCTTACTGGCGGTTTATCTGCCGATGCTTCTGTAGCCCATGATTTATTAATTACTACAATGCAAGGTACTTCTACTTATGATAGAGGTATTACTTTTGCTGTTGATAGTGGAGGGTCTGGTAGCGGTGGTTGGAGATTGGGTAAGTGGCACTCAAGTACGGGGCATACCGGAAGTATGCTTGCTGTTGATGGTCAGATTCGTGCTAAAGGTGGGTATACTGACGAAGCAGATTATTACGCAGACGATTATTCTCAATACCATGCTACAGGAGTTTCTAACTGGTCAGGCGATACTAATGCAGGCTGGCATAAACCTTCTATTGTGGCTTCTACTGCTATACAAATACAGTCAGGTACAAACGGAACCAATACACGTAAACCACAGATACAATTCCACCAATACGGTTATGGGGGCATGGGCCTGGAGTATGATGGTCCAAATAAAGTATTAACTATTGGCGAGCTTAACTCTGCTACACAAGATAGGTTTAACCACCTTAAAATTAAAACAAATGATGGGGTCTTATCTATAGGTCCGATGAATACTTCTCACTGTCACATCGAAACAGATAGAAGTAACTTCTATATCAATAAAGAAATACGTGTTGACACAGGTTTAATAGGATCCTATAACGAAGACTTGCATCTAATGCGCGCTCAATCTACTACAGCTAGATTAAGAATTACTTCTGGCACTACTTACTCTGATCAGAATATGAGAGTGTCTAGCAACCTAGGTGTAAATGCAGAACCTCGTACTGACTCATACCGCTTAAATATGGGCGGAAGTGTCCATATGAATAATCATAGTATTGATTACGTTAGCCAACTTCATTTTAACGACAACGTTCGTTTCGTCGATAACGGTAACGATTCTGACTTGATATTCCGTGGTGGCGACGCATCTACTGTTCGATTGATATTAGATACCAATAGTACTGCCCGTGGCAGTCTATACGCCGATAACGCGAACAATGTCGGATTATTAGATGCAGGCGGTTCATGGGCAATGCGTCACCAAAACAACAACGGTACTTATTTCTATACTGACAATTCTACTATGGAGTTTAGAGTAGGACGTGATGCTGTGACAGGAAATTTTGGTACTGTACAGACAGATACTATTCGTGATGGTTGGGGCGGATACTCTATCAACGGCCGAGTTGTATTAATGCATGACCATAATATTGGCTTTGGTTTATACAATGACGTTTCTAACAATTGGCTTATATATGGAACTTTAGGAGGTCATGTCGACCTTCGGTATAACGGTGCAACTAAACTAGAGACTACTCTTACTGGTGTTAGCGTAACAGGACTTCTAACAGCAACGCAAAAATCATTTACTATCGATCACCCAACCAAAGAAGGACATAAACTTCGTTACGGATCTTTAGAAGGCCCAGAAAACGGTGTATATGTACGTGGCAGACTAAAAGACGACAACACTATCGAACTTCCAGAGTACTGGTCAGAACTAGTGCATGAAGACTCTATTACTGTAGATGTTACTTCTATCGGAAAACAGCACACATGGGTAGAAGACTTTTCCTCTAGTTCTGTTACAATAGGCACTGATGGCGAAACTGTTAACTGCTTCTACGTAGTGTACGGCGAGCGTAAAGATGTTGATAAGCTTGTAACGGAGTTTGTAGAATGAAAATTAATATAGTAGAAGATGAGATTAAAGCAACCGTAGAAGAACAGCAAAGAAGGCAGCAGTTGTGTGACAACTGCCCTTTATATAATAAAAACGACGATACATGTACTTCTTGTGGTTGCTTAATCGAACGTAAAAAATTATATGCTTCTGACACTTGCCCAGAGGGGAATTGGTAATGGGATTGGGGTACGGACAAACTGGTTACAGAGTATCGAGCGCCCAAGTATCTTCTGTAAACTTAACAAGTTGCTCATTAAATTCCTACAAGACTAAACCTGATATGTTTGGCCAATGGACTTGTACAATGAATAATGTTTCTTGTAGTTCTACTGGGTTTAACATCATAATAGACGATTCTAAGATACCGTTTGTGTGGACGCACATCGCTTGGAAAACTAGAATAGAGTTTAGATCTTCTTGTTGGGACTTTGCTGAAAATAATAGTGGCTATGGTAATGGGACTCATAACATAATGCCGTGGGATCCTTCCCAAGGAGATGTCATTTCTAAGCCTTTAAACTGTTTTGAACTGAGCCAGTATGCCGTTAAAATGTTTACTTGTGATAACAACTCCGATAACTTTGTTCACCAAAGTCACGCTACAGGTAGTTTCAGAGAATGGAGAATGAAGCGGAGGAGAAATGGTACTAATCCAGCGGGACCTGCAGCAGGTTTTGCTTGTACTTCAGGCGGCACTTGCATAATAAGCGACATTGTTGTTTGGAGAGAAGAATGAGTCTAGGACACGGAGCAAAAATAGTAACAGATAGTCTTGCGTTTATGTTTGATATGGCAAATAAAAAGTCGTGGAAAGGTAAGCCCGTAGAAAATTTAGTAGCAGCAGGTCAAAGAACCTGCTCTTCTGGGTTAGCTAGGATGTCTGCCCATGTTCAAAGTTATTCATACCAAGCTGGTGTAAGTTATGGCAAAAGAAAGGACGTCATAAAAGGCACAATCACACCTACTACATCAAACCCATACGCTGATTATGGTTTTCAAGTTTCACGTAGCGGAGGAAGTCAAGTAGGCGATGTGTATTGGATATCGTTTGAGTATATAAACGTAAAAGGTGGTAGCGACCCTTCTGGCGTATCGACTTATGCCAATGGTTATAAAAACCCTAGCTCTGCTTCTGCTGGAACTCTTTCGGATGTGAGTATAACAGAGCTTCCTGACGGTTGGAAACGTTGGTCTGGAAAAGTCACAATTACTGCTGCCGGAAATACTTGGTGGCGATTTGGTCAAAATTCTAATAGTCAGGAGGTAGAATTTTACTTGGACAACTTCCAGATAATATATTCAAATGTAGACGCTCCTTTTGTGGATGGTACTCGTTCTAACACAGAAGCTATAAAAGACTTAACAGGCAATGCAACCATCACTGCGTCAAGTCCTTCATATACTCCTGAAGGGCAATTTACCTTTAATGCTGGCACTCAAAGATTAGATATTTCTAATAGTATACCGATTAATAATAATTTTTCTTGGAGTGCTTGGGTTAGATCTAACAATATTGCGCAGACACAAAACATAGTATCTATGAACGGTCCGTATTTTATGCGAATTTCTAATTCCAGAGTACGGTTTAATATCCTACCATCTAGTGGTTGGCTATTTCAAAATGGCACGACTGTTTTAAGCAGCGATACTTGGTATCATTTTTGTATGGTGTGGAACGGAGAAGCTAACACATGGTCAGGTTATATAAATGGTACACAAGAGTTTAGTGTATCTAGATCAGGTACTGTCAACTATGGAAGTTTATATGGCTACGTTGGATACACCCCTCAAGGAGGAGAGCAGTCGTACTTTAACGGAGATATCCCTGTTTTGTATTGTCATAACAAAGCACTTACAGACCAAGAAGTAAAACAAAACTTTGAAGCACACAGAGCGAGGTATGGAATCTAATGGCAGCGCATAGCGGAAAAGCAGGAATGGGTCTTTACAGAAATGGGTGTGGAGAGTCTGGTACTGATGAAAATTTTACAGGGTATAATTGGTATACTGCTGACAAGCTATCAGGAGATGGTTGTTTCGCTGTAGACTACAATGTTAGGGGTTCAGGACTTTTAGGTGAAGAGTTTGTACCTGTAGATACCTCTAAGTACTATTACCATTCTGTATCTGTAAAAACATACCAAAGAAGTTATAATAATAGACTAGGTTCAGGTCATTTAGGTTTTGCCTGCTATGACAAAAACAAGAACTTTATCGATCTTAGGAATTGTGGAGGCGTAGGAAACACATATTTGTCAAGAGCTGCGGCTCCTGGAGATACGGTCATATACTTACAATCTGGATCAGGTTGGTACACAGGATCAGATGTTACCAACAATAATGGTATTTTTAGGCACGTACTGTTTTTTCCTGCGTCACACCCAGACTATGGAAAGCCTCATGAATACACAAGGTTTAACTACGTTAGGTATACTGGTCTTGTTTCCCATTCTAATGGTGATTGGATGATGACTCTTGATAGGGCTTTGCCGGATTTTGGAGGAACTTTGCCTGTAGGAACTCCAATATCTAGGGGTGCTGCTGGTGGAACGTATAACTATTGTCATGGTTCGCCTAATTATCCGGAAACATGGACTACTTATACAACAGCACCGTTTACAGGTGAAAATAGAAATTCTGGTACACCTTTTAGGTACGGCACTAAATACATAAAGTTCTTAAATCTTAGAAACTACAACTATAGAAGTGAGTCCGGAGGAGAAGCTGCTAGGTACTTAATAGATAACGTAATGCTTGTACAAGCAAAGCCTAGTAAGTCTTCCAGCCACACAGAAATTAAATCAACCTTTTTTAACAGGAGAAAAATAAAATGGCTCAAGGGAATAGTACGAATCAAACAGTTTTACCAGGAGTGGAGACAGAATTAATTGCAGATCCTAAAACAGGGCTTACGTTTTACTTAGCTGTTGACAGCAACGAATTAGACCCTAATGGTGAACCAGTTATTTATGAATTAACTGCTTCAGAGTATAATGAACTAACTATATAGATACTGAGAACACAATGGCAGACGCAGATAAAAATATATTAATTACACCCAACAGAGGATCAACTACGGCAGACCCGAAGATTGAATTTACTGGTGGTGATAATAATACAGTAACATTAACTACCCTAGATGACGGAACACTGTCATTTTCAGGCTCGGCAGGTCAGCTATTTTCTATATCTGATTCTTTAACAGGCACTATATTTTCTGTAAATGATGTATCAGGTATTCCTTCTATTGAAGTAGAAGATGATGGTACTGTGACTCTTGCAGAGTTTGGTGGTAATGTACTGGTTGGCACGAATGTAGATTCAAACTCCCATAAGATGCAATTAGTAAGTGATGTATCTCAACATCCATTATATATTGAATCAGCTTTTAGTAGTAAAATTAAACTAAAAAATACTAACACTAGTATTAGTGGTAATAGCATTGATTTTTACAACTCTGATGATAAATTAACGGGTAGTGTACGTACTAGCTGGTCTAGTTCGTTTAAATATACTGAGCTTTACCAAAATTTTGATACTACTGCAGACCAAGTTCGCACCTTACGTTTAAAGCCTGGCGATCATCCAAAAGCTGTTTATGGGGCTACGGAGTATAGTATATTTAATGATAACTATCATCCTAACGCAGATAAACTAACTACTACAAGAAGTATAGCTTTAACAGGGGCTGTAACAGGTAGTGCAAACTTTGATGGTTCAAGCAATATTAGTATTTCTACCACAGCTACTGCTGATCCTACATTAACTCTTACGGGAGATGTTACAGGTTCTGCGACTTTTACTAATCTAGGGAATGCTACATTAACAGCTACGGTTGCTAACGACAGTCATACGCATGATGGTAGATACTATACTGAAACAGAGTCAGATAGTCGTTTTGTAAATGTTACTGGCGATACTATGACTGGCACACTCACAGTGCCAAACCTAACTATTGGTAGCGGTAATAAGATAAAGTTTGCTAATAATGATTACATTAGGTATGACGATGCAAACGGAGTTGGTAGATACCACTTTGATTCTGATGGTGGCACTAATAACGCAAGTGTTCAGGCAGCTACTTTTGTAGGGGCGTTATCAGGTAATGCTAGTTCAGCAACCAAATGGCAGACAGCTAGGACTATTACGTTATCAGGTGATGTTACAGGCTCAGTGTCATGGGATGGCTCGGCTAACGCTAGCATTACAGCTACCGTAGCTAGTGATAGTCATTACCACTCACAAGTGTATATTCCAGATACTCGTGGGGCTTCTAGAGCACCTAGTTATTACCCTGACCGTTATGCCTCTTGGGATTTTCAGCAAAACACTAATACTGGAGCAGGAGGGGATAGCTGGCACGTAGTAAACACTATTGCTAAATGGTCTAGTTACGACGCCAGTCATAGGCAAGAACAAGTAGCTTACACAGGGACTAATGTTAAGCATAGAACCGCTACTTCTGATGCAGCTTGGGGCGGTTGGGCTACTTTTTGGGATAGTGCTAATGACGGTTCAGGTTCTGGCTTAGATGCTGATACAGTTGATGGTATTCAAGCTAGTCGCATTGTTTACGGTGACGGAAACTACAAATCCAGGTCTACTAGTACTTTTCATAATAACGTTTCAGGCTTTCATTTTTACAGTGCAGCTACAAACGCGCCTACTGCGGAGTGGTACAACTGGATTACTTGTAGGGGCAACTCTTGGGGTGACTCAGGTGAGTATTCTTTTCAACTTGCACATAATTTCTGGAACAACTCAGGGTTTTATGTACGTAGAACGGAAACTGGTACAGAATACGGTTGGGACAAAATATGGACTTCGGGCAATGATGGTTCAGGCTCTGGATTAGATGCTGACTTACTACATGGGCAACAACCTTCTAAAACAGGGGGAGCTAATAGAATTGCGCAATACAATACCAACGGTTATTTATACGTAGAAAATTGGATACACCTTGCTAATAATACAGGCCTGTTTTATGACAACGGTACCCATTTTAAGTCTACCGCAGCAGGTACAATGGAACTTTCTGATACCGCATCCCACAACCATATGGATATTGACGCTAATACTAACTACTGGAAGTACTTAAGGCTTAAGAACGGTACTTCAACTAAGTGGGACATTGCTACTAAGGAAAATGACCTATCAGGAGCTTTGCAGTTTAGACCCTCAGGTGCTGCTTCTAATGTAATGTCTATTACTACAGCAGGACGTTTAGACGTAAGGACTACAGCAGACGGTTGTATTACTATACACGAAAGCACAGGAGGTTCTGGGGCTACGTTTGTAGACTTTGTAAGCGGCACTAATGGCACTAGGTATGGAAGAATTTATCGCGCATATTCAACTACAACATACGCTACATCTTCTGATTACAGACTTAAAGAGAATGTGGTACCTTTGACTAGTGCCCTAGGCAGGGTTCAGGAGCTTTCAGTTAAACGTTTTAATTTTATTGAGCATCCTGAAAGAACCGTAGATGGTTTTATAGCGCACGAAGTTGCGGCTGTAGTGCCTGAAGCAGTTGTAGGGGAGTATAATGAAATTGATGAAGAAGGTAATCCTGTACATCAAGGTATTGATCAGAGTAAAATAGTACCACTATTAACAGCGGCTTTACAAGAAGCCATAACAAAAATTGAACAACTTGAATTGCGAATTAATGCACTAGAAAACTAAGGAGATATTATGTCTATTACATTTGAACTATTAGAAGAATTTACAGGCAGTCGTACTAACGAAATGCCAGATCCGGAGAACGAGGGTGAAACTCTTGAGGTTACAGACAGTAATGTCCGTGATGTGCAAGTAAGGTTTACTTGCGAAGACTCTGGGTGTGTACATGAACGAAGTGTTAACGTTGTATTTGTAGACGGTGTCTATGATGAAGAGCTAACCCTTGAGCGTGTACAAGAAGTAGCTAACGGAGTAGGTCACAAAATTGCTTGTGGCGTCATAAGCCCTGCAGCGTAAAATTCTAAACAAGAAAGAAAAAAGCCCTAACATTTGCTAGGGCTTTTTATTAGACAAAAAAGAATTAATCTTCTAAAACTTTTTCTTCACTTTTTGCAATCTCTTCTTTAAGAGCCTGCATAAAACCTTGTTCTGCCATACCTAGTTGATCTACTCGTGCACGAGCAATTTGGCCCTGCTGTTGTAGGTCTTGAATCTGGCCTAAGCAGTATTGTGCTGCTTGGGAAAGGTCTTCAACTGTGTAAGTTTTGTCGTCTAAAGTGATTGTTGCTTTTTCTTGGTTTTCCATATATATGGTTCCTTGAAGTTAAGGGGGTTTAAATTATAAGAATAATTGTATATAATAGTAGCATTATGGTCAAGTACTAATTAAACATTCGAGAGTTTTTATGAACCAACTACTAGCTGGGATAATACTTGCAGGAAGTGTAGCAGGCTATTTTTATTATACAAGTACCCAAGCGGAAATTAAAGAGCTTACAGCGTTAAATCAGGCGTATGGACTTAAGTTTACTGAACAAGAAGCCGCTATAACGTCATTGCAGAACGACTTTGATTTACAGACCCAGGGCCTAGTCGAGTTACAGGTAAGAAACCAAGAGATACAAGAAGACATGAATAGGTACCTAGATATCTTTAAACGTCATAACTTAACTAAACTAGCTGCTGCAAAGCCTAGTTTAATAGAAACAAGAGCTAACAAAGGAACTAAAAATGTTTTCGACAGTATTGAAGATGATAGCCGTACTATTGACTCTCTTGATGACGGGTTGCAGCTTGATGCCAAAGAAGCCGGTGGAGGTACAGATAGTAACAAAGCCGGTGGAAAGGAAGATAGTACAACCAATAATGCCAAGAGCGATTGATTTAAAAGATCCGCACTGGTATGTAGTGTCTAATAAAAACCTAGATACGTTTATAAAAGATTTAGAAAAGAAAGAAGGACAGGTAGTATTTTTTGCTATGTCTGTTCCTGATTACGAGCTTATGTCATATAACATGCAAGAAATTAAACGTTATATCCGTGAAGTACAACAAGTAGTTATTTACTACAGAAAGGTAACAACCAATGAACAAACAAGCAGTGTACGAGCAGTTAAAGATTGATGAAGGTGTAGTATATGAGATCTACGAAGACCATCTTGGATATGCAACTTTCGGAGTCGGGCATTTGGTACTTGAATCGGATCCTGAGCACGGAGAACCAGTCGGGACACCAGTCAGTGAAGAGCGAGTACGTGAATGCTTTGAAAAAGACTTACAAACCGCCATCAGTGAATGCTCTGTGCTATACAAAGAAGCATGGGAAGTTTTTCCTGGAGAAGTACAAGAGATCTTGGTCAACATGCTCTTCAATCTTGGACGTCCTCGCTTAAGCAAGTTTAAAAACTTTAATGCTAAACTAGTGGCTGGTAAATACGCAGAAGCAGCTCCAGAAGGCAGAGATAGTATCTGGTACCGTCAAGTAGGTAACCGTGCGGAACGATTAATGACTAGGCTAGAAAATATCTAGTCTAAGGAGAGCAGCATGTGGGCACGTATTACCACCCTAGTTCTACTAACAGTGTTTAGCAGTACAGTACTAGCACAAGAAGATACGGATGTTATCCGTACAGATTCTAAGAATGACAGTACTATTACTACGCAGGGGCAGATGACTACTACTATCAAGCAGCCACCTCCCTCTGCTATTGCCCCTCAGATAGGTAGCAATTCTAATAGTGACTTGTGCACTATCGGTGTAGCAGGCGCAGTACAGACACAAATACTAGGTATTAGTGCAGGTACTACATTTACAGAAGATAACTGTGTGAGGCTTAAAAACGCCAAGACGTTATACGACATGGGCATGAAAGTAGCTGCAGTATCAGTAATGTGCCAAGATACAAAAGTTTTTGATGCTATGATGCATGCTGGAACTCCTTGTCCTTACATGGGTATGATAGGACCTGAAGCACAACTAGCTTGGGAAACTCACGTAGAACAAACCAAAGAAGAGTTAAAGAAGTCTGATGAACTTAGTAAAACAGAAAAAGGTGCTATTAGCGTTGGTGCTCTTGCTGCCTTGCTACTCTTACTCTAATTCTATAACGCCATACTATGGCTCTACAGGTAACGCTGTAGCGGACAGTAGTTTACAGTGGACTATGGGAAATGTATTCCCTAGCCCTCCAGGACTTACAGTACAGAACGTTATTTACTCTTATAACATTCGTAAGGCTACAGAAGACCGTGTAGACGTCGCTGTACAGAACGAAAATGCATTAGGTCAAGGATATGTGTTCAGAGAGGTTGATAGTTGGTTACCGGGCTCTCTAGACAACACACAGATTAGCAAAGCAGTTCCTGTAGGTAACTTGCCTAAAGAGTTATGGGGTAAAGGATCTATTGAGGTAAACGGAAACGGGTTAGTAGAAAATGCTAATGTGATTTATACCTATAAGGTAGATCCTTGCTATAACCCGCAGTACGACCCTAACTGTCCAGGATACAAACAACCTGTACCAGAAGTTGTACAAGTTAGTTATGACGTCTACGATGCGGGTGAGGATGTAGACAATAGCCAGTACAATCCTGATGATACGGTATATGAAGATGATGATCTAGAGACAAAAGAAGATAAAGAGAGAAGGGAATCAGATGAGGACCTAGATAGTAGAGAGCGGTTAGAAAAAGCCTTATCTGTTGTAGGTACAAATCTGTTATTTACTAACGCTTTTGCACAATCTCAAGTATTAGAGTCTGTTAATTCTGCTACTGGTATAGGTACTTACTACGGTGTGTCTATACCTGGTGGCGTTTATAAAGAAGAAGTGTCTATTAATGACAAACAACTACCTGATAGTTATAAAGGCCTTAGAAACGGTTTAGCGCAGCAGGTATTACACGAAAAAATGATTAGTATGCAATACGGCAACTAGTCCTATAGGAGCACCACATGTTTAAAAAGTTAGGTTTTACAGCACTAGGTATTATAGCTAGTATGAATGTTTTAGGGGAAACAGCACCTATTCATGGTTTTGTTGAGTCTCGTTGTATTATTCAAACAGACACAGCAGGTACATATGGCAATCCAAACGCCTATACGTTATCTACTGATGCTTCTGATGGTGGAGATCCTGTGGTTATACGTTACGATGTGTCATTAGCAGATTCTTACTACGCAGAAATTACTGCACCTCAAGAGTTTTCTACTAGTCCTATTATTGACGATGTGCTTACATGGCAAGGCAATACTACTGTAAAAACGGTATCAGATGCTACAGGTATGGGGCAGTATGAGTCAAGTAAACTGGAACTAGGGATGCTAGACCGTTACGACTTACTAGCTACTGGATCTACTTGGTTTGAGACATCTTCTAAAGTAACCCTAGGTGGGGATAAAGCATTCCCAGGTGGGGATTATACTGCTTTAGTTTTAGCAGAATGTATTGCTAAGTAATGTCTAGGCTAATAACTGGTATTATTTTTATTATGGGCTTAGGGTTTTTTACAAACTCTTTGGCCCATGAGATGACCCCTACTTATTTTAAAGCAAAGCCTTCTCATATAGATACTATCTATAAGACTAAGGTGACTGTGTATAACAGAAGGGAAGATGTACAGTATTACGAAATAGGTGTTTTTGATGCAGAATTTAATTCTGTACCTTTTACTTCTTTGTATAAGATAGTAAAGATAGATTATCTAACTAAAGTAAACATAGATGTGTACTTTAAGGCCGATACAGTCAACAAAGTTGTTTACATATGCTCTAAATCTAAACTAAGAAAAAGCGTTAAGAGACTGACTGCAGTATCTTCTCGTATTTGTTCTAAGGCTAAATAGCATGAAAAAACTAATACTATTTTTATTTGTTTGTGGATCAGCAATGGCAGACTCTAGTTCATTAAATCTTGCACTACCGTCCAGCCCTAGCACGTACGGACAAGATAGTATTAGAGCAGGAAACCTAGACTGTAAAAATGCTATTGGGGGTGCTACACAGTTAGAATTTGGGGTTACTGGTATAATAAATAACGCTTCTGTACTAGGAAGCAACTCTGACATAGGTAGTGCAAAAGACGTGGGTGTTTACGCTAGGATTATTATCCCCCTGGACAAGCCTAAAGAACGAATTAACTGTAACTCTTTGTACCAGTTAGAACTTCGTATAAAACGACTTGAAGTACTAAAACTACAGCAAGAACTAGATGCGCTTAAGCGTATGAACTCACAAAACAACTTTGTAAACTAGAGGTAATAATGGAAGATAACAAACTAACTATTGATTCTGCTGCAGTACACGGCGCTGATGTTAATGGTGATGGTCACGTTTCTAAAGAAGAAATGGATATGCATTTAGAGTTTAAACGTAAAGAACTTGAGGATAATGATGCACAAAGAGATGCTATTCGTAAAATGGCATGGTTCTCTTTAATAGGGTTACTAGTTTACCCAATCGGTATAGCTATTACATCTTTACTAGGCCTAGACAAAGCCGCAGAGCTTATTGCAGATATTGCTCCTACGTATTTTGCTTCTATTGCTGTATTAGTATCTGCGTTTTTTGGTGCAGACGCTTTAAAAGGCAGAACTAAATAGGAAATACTATGGCTGAAGAAGAGAAAACTACTATTGAGTTTGGCGGAATGTCCTTTACTGGTGGGAAAGCGTTTGCTTTTCTTACAGCCCTTTCTACCCTAGGCGGTGCATCATGGGGTGCGTTTGAATTCTACGCTGACTACATGGACATGAAGGAGATAGTCCAGAATATTGATGTGGATGAAATCAAAGCACAGAATACTCTAGTGATAACCAAACTAGATGAAGCAATAGAATACACACGAGACATCAAGTCTGGTCTACGGGATGATATAATTTCTATCGAGAAACAAGCAGATAGAGTTGAAGATATGGTACGCGAGACAGAAGAAGATGTACGTAAGATGATTGATAAAGCAAACGAACGTTTTGAAAATAAGCGTAACCAGCTACAAGCAAATTATGACAGCCAGTTACAGAGGCTGCGAGATAGTAATGATAGAGAGCTAAAAGAACTAGAGCAACGAGTAACAGAAAAGCTACAAAGAGCACTAGATAATCCACTAGCAAACTAAAAGTAAACAACAAAAATTATTTATGATATAATACAAGTAATTGTACATAAAAGGCATGTTAGTGCTGTTTAAAAATTATCCGAAGGTTTCCCTATGAATGAACAGCAGCAAATCAGAGATGCAGTTATAAAATTAGAGGTTAAGATGGAGGCAATGTCTGATTCTATGGTCTCTATGGCTGATGCCATAACTAAACTTAGTGATATGCGTTTTGAAATGTTAGGTGTAAGAAAAGATGTGAGTACATTAGTCAATAAGATTGACAAACATGAACAACACATTCAAATGCTAGAGAAAAAGCACTTGGTACTAGAAAAAGCGCAAGCACAAAATACTTATGTGATTAGTAAAATAGAAATATTTTGGGCTGCACTAATAGCAGGTGCTGGGTCTTTTCTTTGGTGGCTTGCTAAAGGCTAGTTCTTTGGTATAGTACTACATTGTCCAGATAAATATTGAAGGAACTCATGAATATTAAAAAAGCTGAATTGCTTAGTGCCTTAAAAGCAGATTTAAAAGCAGCTGATCTACTTAAAAGAGATCAAGATGCTATTATGTCTAAATGGAAGGCCGAGTACAATGGCGACCCTTACGGTAACGAAAAAAAGGGTAAGTCTGCTATTGTATCTAGAGATATTAAAAAGCAGTCTGAATGGCAACATGCTACTATCGTAGACCCGTTTGTTAGTACTTCAGACGTAATTAAATGTGTTCCAATTACCTGGGAAGATGAAGAGTCTGCTCGTCAGAACGAATTACTTCTTAATACGCAATTTTGTCGTAAGTTTGACCGTTTTAATTTTATGTCTAAAGCAGTTAAAGTGCTAGACCGTGAAGGCACCCTAGTTGTACAAACAGGCTGGGACTATGAAGACGAAGAAGTAACTACTATGGCAGAAATGGTAGTTATAGACGAAGAAACTGGTAGAGAGATTATAGTAGAGCAGGAAGTTACTGAGACTATAGTAAAGAAAAACCAACCTACCGCAAAAGTATGTCGTAATGAAGATATATATATTGATCCTACATGCCAAGATAATCTAGACAACGCACAGTTTGTTATTTATCGTTATGAGACAGACCTATCTTCTTTAAAGAAAGATGGTCGTTACAAAAACCTAGATAAAGTAGCACGTTTCCACCGTGAAGATTTTGACTACGATCCACCTGACGAAACAGAGTTTAAGTTTTCTGATGAGCCTCGTAAGAAGCTAGTTGTGTATGAGTACTGGGGTAACTACGATGTCAATAATGATGGCATTGCAGAACCTATCGTATGTGCTTGGGTTAACGATGTAATTATACGTCTTCAATCAAACCCTTATCCAGATGGTAAAGCTCCCTTTATCGTAGTACCTTTTAATAGTGTACCCTTTAAGATTCATGGCGAAGCGAATGCAGAGCTTATTGGTGATAATCAAAAAGTTAAGACAGCTATTGTACGTGGTATTATCGATAATATGGCACAGTCTAACAATGGACAAGTTGCTATACGTAAAGGCGCACTAGATCAAATTAACCGTAAAAAATTCTTAGCTGGACAAAACTTCGAGTTTAACGGTAGTCCTGGTGACTTTTGGCAAGGTAGTTACAATAACATTCCTGGTTCTGCGTTTGACATGATTGGTCTTATGAATAATGAGATTGAATCTATCACTGGTACTAAATCTTTTAGTGGTGGTATCAATGCAGGCGCACTAGGAGCAACCGCAACAGGTGCTAGAGGCGCTTTAGACGCTACTGCTACCAGACGCATGAACATTGTACGTAACGTTGCTGAGAACCTTATTAAGCCGCTTATACGTAAGTGGATGTCATACAACTCTGAGTTTTTAGAAGACGAAGAAGTTGTACGTGTAACTAATGAAAAGTTTGTACCTATTCGTCGTGATGACTTAGATGGTAAAGTAGACCTAGATATTACTATTTCTACTGCAGAAGACAATGCGGCTAAGTCGCAAGAGTTATCGTTTTTGTTACAGACCTTAGGTCCTAATGAAGATCCTGTAATTCGTCGTACTCTTATGGCAGATATTATGGAACTTATGCGTATGCCGGATCAAGCTAAGCGTATTCGTGATTACCAGGCACCGCAAGATCCTGTACAAGAACAGCTTAAGCAGCTAGAACTAGAGCGTTTAGTGCTAGAGAACGAAAAACTTAAAGCTGACATTGCTGATAAGAATGCCCGTGCTCAAGAGAATACTATTGATGCAGAGCTTAAACGTAACAAAGCAGCAGTAGAAGCAGCTAAAGCACGTAAGCTAACTAGTGAAGCTGATATGACTGACCTTAGGTTTATTAAAGAAGACGAAGGATTTTCACATCTAGAAAAAGTAGAGATTGAAGACCTTAAGCATGCACAAAAGATGGAAGCAGAAATGGCTAAGCATCGTGCTAACCTTGAACAAATGATGGCTCAGCGACTAGCTGGCGATAAAAATATTGGAGTTATGTAATGAGTTATATTGAACGTTCTAAGCAGAATGCTATGGATAAAGAAGAGCTAAAAGCTTTTCGAGCCCGGCAGGCAGATGATACTATAGCAGCTTTAACTAACGCAGCTGCTTTAGAAGAAAGAGCGCGCAATCAAGCTGTTATTGACAGTTTACTTCGTGATAGGGCTAGAACTCCTTACAGCCCTTACACAGGAATTGATAGTGCTGAGTTCTTGCAGGAAACTAGGTATATGGCTGACGGCGGGGCTACGGATGCAGACATGGCTGCTGCAAACTACTCACAATCTTTGAAGAATCAAAATACTGGCCCTGGTATTTACGATAAAGTAAAAGGGCTTGTAGGTAACCTGTTTGCCCCTTCAAAAGAAACACCGAAACTATCTGCATTTGCTGAAAGAGAGCTCTTAGCAGAACAAGATAAAGTAAACAAGGCAGCTCAAGAAGCGGACAGAACTCTACAAGGATACAAATAATGGAAGGCTTAGCACAACAAATGGCAGGTGCTCCTGCACAACAAATGGCCCCACAAGGTGGTGGTCAAGAACAGATGGCTATGATCGAACAGATTATTGCAATGCTTATGCAAGGAGTTGACCCAGAAGAGCTAATCCAGCAAGGCATACCCCCTGAACTTATTATGGCGGCTATTGATATGCTAGAGCAACAACTAGCAGCTCAAGGTCAACAACAAGCAGCACAACCTATGCAGCAAGCCCCTCAAGGCTTAGCGCAATCTATGATGTAGCACCTAGTTATGGATATTATTAGTACAGTACTGGACTGGGTAAATTATGTCACTTTAGCAGTGGCTATTGCTTCTACAATTGCTTCTCTTACAGATACACCAAAAGATGACAAAGTTGTAGCTAAACTTTACAAAATTGTTGATTTACTTGCGTTAAACGTAGGTAAAGCAAAAATGAAATAAGGAGTAGGTATGTCTGGACTAGCTGAAGAACTAGCGTGTAACTCACCAAAACGTACACCTAGCCATAAGACTAAATCACACGTAGTTAAAGCGTGTGAAGGCGGCAAGAAAAAAACTATACGTTTTGGACAACAAGGTGTTAGTGGCTCACCTAAAAAAGATGGCGAGTCAGAGGCTGCACGTAAACGTAGAAAATCTTTTAAAGCACGCCACGCTAAGAATATTGCGAAAGGCAAGATGTCTGCAGCGTACTGGGCTGACAAGGCGAAATGGTAATGGCTAAAGGTCTAGCAGAAACTATTGGCAAAAAAGAAAAAAGCAACAAGATTTGTGCTGCTGGTATATCTTGGGCTAAGCGTACTTTTGATAAGTACCCTAGTGCGTATGCAAACCTAGCGGCTTCTAAGTATTGTAAAGATCCAAACTACGCCAAAGGCAGTAAAGGGAAGAAAACAAAATGAGCCTAGCTGCATGGTTGTCTGAAGATTGGGTACGCATTAACTCCAGTGGAAACATTGCAGGAGCTTGTGGTACATCTAAAAACAAGAAGAACCCTGATAGATGCTTACCTAGAAAGAAAGCAGAGAGCCTCAGCAAGTCTGAAAGAGCTGCTACAGCTAAAAAGAAAAAAGCTGGTGCTAAAGGCGGCAAAGAACAGTTTGTAAGTAACACTAAGAAAGCAAAAGTAACTAGAGAATCCTAACTAATATTTAAGGTATTAAAATGCGTTATACAATCAAAAAAGGCGACACATTGTCGCAAATTGCTAAAAGAAAAGGTCTTAGTTTAAAAGCTTTGCTTTCTATGAACCCTAGTATCACTAACCCTGATAAAATACGTATAGGTGCTGTGCTTAACCTATCAGCCCCTGAAAAAGAAGAAAAGAAGAAAGAAAAAAGAGTAGTAGCTGCTAGAAACCCTAACTCTACTCCTCGTAGAATGATGCCTAAGAAAAAGAAAAAAGAGCCTGCAGCTAAAAAACCTAGTTCTACTAAACCATATACCATAAAAAGTGGCGATACATTATCTGAAGTTGCTAAACGTTTTGGTACATCTGTTAATACGATAATGGAAATGAATACAGGTATCAGCAACTCCAATGATATTAAAGCAGGACAGAAGATCTCTATCGGTAAAGGAAACAATAAAAATCCTTATAAAAGTATCAGTAAAAAAGAGCTTTCTTCAGGAGAGTTTGATACTAATGATAAGAAAGCTTCTAGAGCGGTTAATAAAAATACAGATAAAAATGTAAAAGGGCCTGATGTAAGTAAAAAAGCAAAAGCACCTAAACCGACTACAGAAGATATAACCAAAAGTAGAGTCCCTTCAGGAAGAGTCACAATTACTGATTTACCTAGTGAGCCGGGATTAGCAGAAAGTATTAGTGAAGTACCTAAGACTAAAAAACCTGTAGATAGATATGGCCCTTTAATGCGTAAAGGCCGTTAACAATAACTTTAAATATAGGAAAGTAAAATGACTCCATGTAAAGGCTGTAAAACTGTTAAAGCGTGTATCCAAAAAGGTAGATGCCTAGCTAAGGATAAGAAACCTATGGCTAAAAAAGAAGTAGCTAAGACTTCTCCTAGTGGCGGTGGTTACTAGTAATGGAACAATCTAAAGCTAAAGACAATAGCTTAAGAAAAAATGGTACTTCTAAGTCTACAGGGTTTTTTGGGGCCTTTAAGACTTTAGACGGAACCAATAGAGACATGACAGAATTTTCTGTGGGTGTAGATCTTGGCTCAGGAGAAGTGGAAATACCTTCAGTAGTACCTACGCTAACTAGAGTAGAATTAGATTATTTACGAAGTGGTAATGATCCATCAAACACTATAGTAAAAAAAGCTATACTGCACGCTAGAGAGCGCATAGCTCAAGGTAAAAGCCCTTTTTGGGGAAAAGGTGAAGAAGTGTATAAAATACCTGCACCTGAACGTAATACAGCCGATAATTTAGAAAGAATTTTAATAGATAGGGCTTCACAGCCAAGTAAACCAGTAGATGCAGGTTTAGCTACATATCTTAAAGGACAATAGTAATGGAACAAGGACTAGCACAGCAAATGGTGTATGGGGATGGCCAAGGCCAAAACACTAAACACTATTATGCAGGCAAGAAAAAGAAAGCTTCTAGTTGCGGATGTTCTAGTAAATCTCCTGGTACCCCAAGAAAGAAAAAGAAATGCGGGTGTTCCGGGGGTTGCGCTAAGTAACTGATTTGTTGTATAATACCGAATAGGTTAGTACTAGCTATCACTACAGTGCGCTAATACTAGTAAATTTACTTTATATTAACACAACCAAAAGGATTCATTTATGAACAACCTTAATGATCAGCAACTTTTAGAAGTAGAAAACCGTTATTGGGCGGATATGTGGAGTTCTTTAGAACGCTTAAAAGAAAATAAAGATTTTCAGCGAGTAGTTCTAGAAGGTTACTTTAAAGATAAGGCTGTTAACGGCGTTAGTTTATTGGCACAAGATGCAATTGTTGCAGGTGGCCACAGAACTGCTGTTATGGAAGACCTAATCGCCATATCTAGCTTAGAAGACTTTTTTGTCACTATTGAAAATTTAGGTACTATGCCTACAGATGAAGACGACGACGTCGAATAACTGGAGGGGTAGACCATGAGTAGCGAAGCAGATTTATGGGATATGTCTGATGATGAGCTTGAAGCAGCTTTTAAAGAAGCGCAAGCAAATCAAGAATCCCCAGATACAGATTTAGAGGCAGAAATGCCTGAAGAAGAATTTAATGAAGATGCAGACCTTTATGAAGAGGAACCTGCTGAAGAAGAATTTGACGATGGTCCTGAGCAACCTGAAGATGACCTTGAGGACTCCGGCCATGATACTAGCGACGAATCTGACACAGACGAAGCTGAAGAAGAAGACGATTCCGAAACTGATGACGAGGCTCCTGACGAGGACTCTGATGAAGATGAAGAATTTAGTTCTGATGACGCTGAAGATGAAGACGAGGAAGAGCAACCAGTACAAAACTATAAGTTTAAAGCCAACGGCAAAGACTATGAGTTTTCTAGTGAAGAGATCGTAGATCAATTCCCTAAAATCTTTGGTCAAGCAATGGACTACACCAAAAAGATGCAAACCATCAAACCTTGGCGTAAGACTATTGATGCTATAGAAGGTGCAGACTTAAAGCATGAAGACGTGAGTCTAATGATTGATGTACTGAAGGGCGACAAAGGCGCAATTGCAGAAGTATTAAAGCGAACAGGTACTGATACCCTCGACTTAGATGCAGATGACAATGACCCCTATGTAGCTAAGGATTATGGTCGCGATGACAGTGCCTTGGCAATTAAAGATATCGTTGACGATATTAGCCGAGACCAAGAGTATGCAACGACTCATAATATTCTATCTAAAGAATGGGATGATGCTTCATGGGGAACCATGACACAGAACCCTGAGATGATTAGGTTACTACACACAGACGTTAAATCTGGCATGTTTCAAACGTTACAGCCAGTAGCAGAAAAGCTAAAAGTCTATGATGGCGGTAAAAAATCTGATTTAGATTATTATAAAGAGGCTGCGCAACAGCACTTTACTCAAGTCGCAGAGCAAGATGCTTTATCGGAGCGTAGAGCTGCAAGACAAGCGGAACTAGAGACCAGGGAGGCAGAACAAGCCCGCCTAGCTCACGTAAAAGCTAAGTCGCAACAGCGTACAGCTACAACTAAAGCCTCTGCAAAGCGCAAAGCCGCTGCACCTACAAAGAATGCAGTAGCAAGTCGGGATGTAGTTGATTACTTAGATGCGTCAGATGTTGACTTTGATGAGTGGTATACAAAACTACAGAACGATATTTAACTATCTTTTTGTTTGGGGAGTAAAATCCCCTTAATAGCTTATATTGAGGACAACTACAATGGCTACTAATGTTTATGGTAACGGTACAAATAGCACAGCGGGTGCTAATACTATCGTTCATTTTTATGATCGTGCAGGTGTTAAAGCGGCTAACCGCACTAACGTCTACGGTCAATTCGCAGATCGCAAATCTATGCCTACTAAAATGGGTAAGACTTTTAAGATCTCTAAGTTCTTACACATGTATGACCGTGCTATCTCTGATGCCGCGTTCGCTGAAAAAGGCTTTTTATCAGCTCGTGACATCGACGATGTAAACACTGCGTTAACTTCTGCTACTTTAGCTGAAGGCGCTGGTGCGGTTAACAAAAAATCTTTACAGAAAGTTACAATGGAAACTTCTTTAGCTCGTTACGGCGAGATGATTGACTATACTGATGAAGTAGAGTTATTCTCTGAAGACGCTATCCAAGTACGCTACCGTGAAGAGTTAGGTGAATTAGCAAACTCTCGTATGGAAGATTTACTTCAATTAGACATGCTTGCTACTCCTACCGTAATGTACGCTGGTGATGCAACTGCAATTGGTGAGATCGATGCTGACTCTACTGTTTCTTATGACCTTATCCGTAAGGCTGTTCGTAAACTAGTTCGCAACCGTGCACAGAAAAACACTCAACTAGTAACTGGTTCTACTAAAATCGATACTAACACAGTAGCTAAAGCGTTCTACGCTGTTATCGGCGCTAATGTTAAAGGCGATTTAGAAACTCTTACTCGTGGTACTGTTGCTGACAACGGTGCAACTGAGTTTGTCTACATCCCAGCACACAAGTATGGTTCTGCTACTACTTTAGCTGAAGGTGAAGTTGGTGCAATGCACGAAGTGCGTTTCATCGAGTCTGAGTCTGCAGTTGTATATGCAGGTCAAGGCGCAGATTCTACTGGTCACACTGGTGGTTTATCTACTACTGGTAGTAACTTCGATGTGTTCCCTATCTTATTCCCAACTCAAGGTTGTTTTGCAACTGTTGGTCTTAAAGGTCAGGGCAAAATCAAGTTTAACTCTAAGTCTCCAGAGTCTGTAGAGAATGCTAACCCGTACGGTACTAACGGTTTCTTCTCTTACAACTTCTTCTACGCAGGTATTATCCTTGAAGAAGAGAAGTTGCTTAAGATCCTAGTTTCTGCTTCTGCATAATAACTAGTCTTTTAAGACACTAAGTAAAAACCTCGCTTCGGCGGGGTTTTTTTATAGCTTTACATTATTTGCAGTATTTTATATAATAGACAAGCAAGAATAACCTTTTAACCTCTAAATAACCTAGTAAGGACTTAGAAAATGTCTACATTACAAGAAATGAAACAAGAAGCAGATGAGCTTGGCCTAACGTACAACAAAAACATTGGTGCCAGTAAACTTGCTGAAAAGATTGAAGCTTTTTACGAAGCTGGAGAAACTTCTGGACCTGCTTTAGAAGCAGTAGTTGCAGAAAAAGAAAAAGCAGCACCTAAAAAGGCTGACAATGCACAAGATCCAAAAGTAGCTAAGCGTATTGCTCGTGAAAAAGCTGCACGAGAAACTAAGATTGTTACTATTATTGATAATGATCAACGAGTTAATAACCAGACTACGACTTGCGTAGTTAACTGCTCAAACTCTTATTTCGACCTAGGTACTAGAATTTTACCTTTAAACGAAAAGATTGAAGTATCTATGGGTCATATCCGTACACTGGCAGAAGTAAAAATTCCGCTGCATGTACGTGATAACAAATCAGGACTGTCTATGGTTAAGATGCGTCCCCGTTATTCGATTTCATACGAAAACGTTTAATAAAGGGGCCTACGGGCCCTTTTACATTTATACATAATGAAGGATTAGACTATGAGCTGCTCAGTAGCTAAATTTACTATCACTAAAGGGGTAGATAATACCTTCCTTTTCACCATTAAAGCTGACGGCTCTACTCTTCCTATGGAAATTACAGGAACAGATACGTTTGTTGCTGACCTAGTTCCTCTAGACCCTGAAGATACTACTACAGGTCTTTCTGCTGTCCCATTAACACTACCTAGTAACCTACTTTCTGGTAAGGTTACTTTAGATATTCCAGAAAGTTCTACTCTTGCCTTAGTAAGTGATAAAGGTGCGAAAACGGATCGTTATTACTTACGTCCTACGTACAGACTGATTATTGAGTGTAATACTGCAAATAACGGTAATTTTATTGCTAAGGTGCCAGAAGTCTATGTCGATTAAAACTACTACCACTATAGAAGTAACTCCAGACACTACAGAGATAACCCCTAGCGTTACTAAAGACCTAGTTGGTACCAATACGCATTGTGTAGAAATCGAAGACAGCCCTACTATTACAGGTATTAAAAAAGAATACTCTATAGTAGGAGATGGTCTGTATGCTTCTATCGGGGCCGATGAAGCTCCACAGTGGCTTGTTTCTATAATTGATACCGTAGTAGAAAATAGTACAAGAGAACGATTTGAGAATTACACAGAGCTGGTGGGGGATGTTAGAAGTGCTGTAGATTCTATTGATATAGCAAAAAATACTTTTGTAAAAAAAGTCGATTTTTCAACTTCTGTAGAAGGTGTTGTAGGCAGTACGTTTCAAAGTCTTAACGCCACTGTTGGGGCTGTGTCTAGTAGTATTGTAGATATAGACACCGTAAGGGCTACCGCAAGTGAAGCTGTTACTGCTAGGGTAAGCGATCTTAGAGCAGAATTTGACAATAACGAAAGCCGTTTTACCAATATAACATCTGGTTATACTTCTGCTGATACTGCTTTAGGACAACGTATCGATGTTCTTACCGGTAAAGTAGTTAGTCAAGACGGCGAGTTAGCGGGTACATCAGATGCAATAGATGGATTACGTACCTATGTAGGTTTGACAGCCTTTAACGATCCTAACGGTACAGGGATGCTAGCGCGTGTCCAAGTACTAGAAAACCAAAATGATGGGGTTATAGAGTACACTACAGGTACGTACGATGTAATGACAGGTGTAAGCCCTGGGGATTCCAACCTAGATGACGATGAGCTAGATGTTGCAGCGGAGCCTTACGCTACTTGGATAGCTACAGATACTACTAATAATGATGAAGCAGAACGCTCTGCTCACGTAGGTGACGTGTATATCCAATACGATGCAAGCACCGGTAATTACGTAAAATCCTACAAGTTTATAAAAACTGCTCAAGATACAACTTCTCCTTTTGCTACAGACCCGCAAGGGTATACTTGGGCGCTAGTAACAGACACGGATTCACAATCTGCTTACGTAGCAGCACTTAATGCGGCAGACTTAGCAGACCAAAAAAGAAGAGTATTTGTAGCTATTCCTTTTGCTCCTTATGACGAAGGTGACCTTTGGGTAGATAACAGTACATCCCCTAGTGTAGTTAAAGTAGCTACTACAGCAAGAGCAAATACGTATAACGCAGGAGATTGGGCAGTTGCGGACGAACAAGCTCAATATTTTATAGATAATACATATACCCCTGATAGCGCTGCTATACATAGACAGCTAGACGGTAAAATAGAGTACTATTTCTATGATACTTTTGCTGATGTACTTGATGTTAGCGAAGTAGAAGCTATTAATGAGGCTGATGCTTTAGACATAATAGATAATACTTGGAGTACTCCAGAACTAAAAGACGCTGCGAACGGTAATATAGTTTACTTTAAAGATACTACTAATGCTTACTGGTATCAAGCAAGCACTCCTGCCTGGCTAACTGTGACAGATACGTCTATGTATCAAGCGTTACAAGATGCTGCAACAGCCCAAGGCGCTGCAGACGGTAAAGTATCACAATTTTATGCCTGGGGTGGTACTGCTGCTCCTGCAGATTACGTAAGAAACCCTTCAGATCCTGTAGAAGATCAAGTTACTGTATCTGCAGATAACTTTTTATATTGGTATAAAACAGACGGTATTTTATATTATAAACCATCAACAGAATGGACTGCAGTACCTACTGCTGCCGGCACAGGAAATGCATATGCAGCAGAAGGCGATATAGTAACTGTATTCGACCCTACTGATGGAGACATTTCTAATTACTCCTACAATGGTACTGCATGGGAACGCACAGGCCCTACCGGTATTATATCGCAAAGTAGTTATTTCCTAGATCTAGACACTGCGGTAAGAGGGCCTAATGGCGTAGCTCAAGGACTTGTAGACTTACGTATTGATAGTGAAGCTTATACAGATACTGCTGTTACAGGTGTTACAAACAAGTTTGAATATGAAAGTGTGATATACCTTAATGGGGCGTACTACAAGTCTGGCTTTGGTATGAACACTGTTGGTGTTGCACAAAACGAGACCAATCCTCCTACAGGAGAATCTGAAGATTCTGCTTTTGATAGTGAGTTTTACGTAAACGCAGAAAGGTTTGTATTAAAAAGCCCTAGCTATCCAGAAATAGAAGCAGTGTTCCAAGTAACAGCCACAGGTATAAGTTTAGGACTAGAGCATACAGAAGCTACTAGAAACAGGCCTAGAGGCTCTTATGCAGCGTTAGTAGAGTATGTTGAAGGCGATATAGTAACTTTTAATAACTCTAGTTACGTAGCTCGTGTGACTGTTACAGGCGTAACTCCAGGCAGTGACGACACTAAATGGCAATTACTTGCTGCACAAGGTACATCTCCTTTATTGTACGAATTTGAAGGAACTGATACATGGCCTGTAAACACTACTTCTGCTAGTGCAGATGAGCATACGTTTACATCTTCTTTTGCCGGTAATGCTATCATACGTGTGTTGGCCTATGACGCAGAAGGCGGAGTAAGACTATCTCTAAACGATGGTAGTGCTATACCCTTCTCTAGATCACTAGCAGACAACACGGAAGAGTGGTATGAGTTTAGTTTTGATAACTTAATTGCTGGTGATAATTCAATAAAAATATGGTCTACATCTGATGATGGCGGTTCTATTAAAAAGATTGAAGTAGCTTTTTCTGGTGCTAGTGGGCTATCAGGTGGAACTACTGATTTCCTGTTTATCAGATCTGTCGGCGTTCCTACCGATCCTCCTGCAAATGAAGATTGGGAAACAAACGCTGTTGATGCTACTGGTGAAGGTGACTTGTGGTCTATTAAAAAAGTCACAAACGCTGGAGAAGTAATAGCTACGTATACTGATAAACGTATCATTGAAGCTCCTATGATTAGAGAGCTAACTATATACAGTGATCCTACTACTGGTGCAGTAACGGCTCCAACAACTAGTACATACAACCTTAGTACTGATACTTTAACCATTGACAGTGATGACTGGAACAAGTTTGTTCCTGGTATTACTACTAATAACCACAAAATATATGTAAGCACTGCTTTAGTCACAGGTAATAATACACAAACCAGTGTTGATATTAGTTGGTCTGAGCCTGCTGTATACGCATTTAGACAAGACGGTATTGATGCAGATGTTTATAAATATGTGTATAAAGATAATCTAACTAAACCTAGTGCTCCTACTGACGATGCTCACACAGGGTGGGTTGATGATATACCTTCAACCATTAATAATACTCTTTGGCAATCCTTAGGCAAGCAAACCAACGGTACTGGTACGTATTCATGGGCGGAACCTGTACAGATTACTGCTAAAGATGGTTTAAGTGCCTTATTATTTGAATGGGCAGGAAGCGTGTCATGGCCTACGTCTACTGGTATAGGCGGTGCACATACTTTTACTTTTGACTCTGCTTTTGCAGGGAACGCTTTCCTTAGAGTTAATGCTACTGATGCAGAAGGCGGTCTTCAAGTAGCTCTAAACGGAGAAGTCCTAGGCTCATTATCAGGAAATAACAATCAAGTCAGATGGTATGAGTTTGGTGCAGACAACCTAGTTACTGGTACTAACACTATAGCGTTGTGGTCTTCCACAGGAGATGGTGGAAGTATTAACGAAGTAAAAGTAGCGTTTGTAGGTGCTAAAGGTATTCAAGGCATCACAGGCGACTTTACTGACTTTTTATTCATCAGAAAAGATGATGTTCCTCAAGATCCTGGCGGCGCTGATGGTAATTGGTACACCGATGTAAATAGCGTTGTAGTGCCTGAAGGTGGCGGCAAGCTTTGGTCTATCAAAAAGAAAACTACTAATAACGGAAGTACTGTAGAGTATTCCGATAAAAGAGTAATAGAAGCAGATATAGTTAGAGAAGTAGTTCTTTATTCTGCTGCTGTCGACTCTGCACCTGCTGTACCTACTACGGAAGTTACATATAACTTTTCTACTAACACTATAACAGAAAATCATACTTCATGGAGTACTAGCTTTCCTAGCGATGTACCTGACAACAAGAAAGTATACAGAATTACAGCCCTAGCTTCAGGCAACATCACAGAAACATCTGTTTCACTAGAGGATAAATGGTCTACTCCATCTGTATATGCCCAGCGTATAGACGGGACTAATGGAAGCAGTGCGTACGAATTGTGGGTAGCTGCAGACAATACAGGAACTGAAGCAGAGTTTTTAGCTAGTCTAGAGGCTTCTGAACAGCATTTTCATATACGTTATAGCGATGTCGCAGATGGTACTGGCTTTAATGATGTTCCAGGCGATAAGGTTTATGTAGGTATATACGTAGGCACTAGTAATACTGCTCCTACAAACAAAGAAGACTACGCGTGGTCTAGAGCTAGAGGTGAAAATGGTACTACTCCTGTAAAAGGTACAGACTACAACGATGGCGTTGGTAGTTATGTAAGTTACGTATTCCTTACGCATACTGCAGCTCCTGGAGTCCCTACGGGCGGTTCTTACAACGGTACTTCTGAGACTATGCCTACTACAGTCGTTAGTGAGGTTACTAGAACATGGTCAGATGATCCTGTAGTAGCATCGGATAGTATTACTTGGGTATCAAAAAGAGTTTATACACAAACACTGTCTAATGGGTCAGCAAGTACTACTTGGACAGGAAGTGATTGGAGCACTCCAGCTAAATTTTTTGAAAAAGGTAGTACAGGTACTGCTGCAGATAATTATAAAGAAATATTCTTATATCAGACTGCAGCTGCTGTACCCACAGTATTTCCTACTAAGTTACAAGGATTTACTGCTTCTTCAGGTAATGCAATAGCGTTTGGTGATTGGACAGTAAGTTCTATAGCACCTACTACCGCTACACAAAAAATATACAGAATAAACATAACAATGCGTCAAGTCGATAATGACGGCAACTGGTCTGCTATAGATGACAACTGGAATGGGCCTGTTGCTATAACCGGTATCGATGGCAATAGTGCTACTTCATATAAAGAAATATTTTTATATAAAAATGCAACAAGTACCCCTACAGTACCTGGAGTAAGCGGGTCTTTTTCAACTAGCGGTAATGCAGTAAGTACTGATGGATGGTATGTAAGCCCTCAAACTTTAGCATCTGGAGAGTTTACATGGAGAAGCTCTTTAACTATTAAACAGATAGACAGCACAGGTAATTGGACTAGTAGTGACACTGTTTGGAATACCCCTGTAAAACTTACAGGTGATAAAGGAACTAGTGTTACAGGTCCTAGAGGTACGGCTACTCTTACACATAATGCTAGCGATTTAGGTGATGCAGAGCCTGGAGACGCAGGCACTATAGCTAAAATTGCTGGTTACTGGGATACTGCTGCCCCTGCTGCCTATGCTGGTGAAATAACTGGCGATACCCTTATACTTAATAACACCGACACTGCTGCTGGATGGACTCACATATACGAGTACTCTGGAACAGTCTGGGCAGCAACTAGTACTTTTACGGTTAATGGTAATCAAGTCATAAACGGCACACTAGCTGCAGAAGCGATAGGATCAGGTAGTTTTAGAAGTACATCACTGTCTGGTACTCGTCCTGTTGTAGCTAATGACTATACGGGAACTATTATGGATACTAAGGGAGTATCTGTGTACAACAATGGGCAGATTAGAGTAAGACTAGGGGATTTATCTCCTGATACTTAATACTGCGTACATAATATCTTGGTTAGGTAACTCAAAAACTATAGAGCAGAGACTAGACCTTATTAAACAATCCATAGAATGGTGCAAAAGTAAGGACCTAGTTCCTTGCATTATAGCAATGGAGTGGCCTGAAGAGGCCTATAAAAAATTTTCTGAGGTTAAATGGATACGTTCTGATTTTAGAATGCCTCCTGCGCATGCTCGTAATATCGCACTTAACCATTTTTATAGTACGGATGATGACTACTGCTTAATACTTGATGATGATACATGGATAGCAAAAGGTGACGATTTAATAGATACACTTAGAAAAAAAGACATAGGGGATGTATTAACTGTAACACATGGAAATCTTTGCTACGCTCCTTATCATCTAAGTACTTACCATAGAGTTAAAACTACAAATCATATAATTACTGGATGCTTTATAGTAAAAAACTTTAGAAAACGGTATAATGAGGAATTGTTTTTTAATACAAACTTTATTACCCATCCTTCAAGAGGATTAGTTTACGGAGAAGACGTAAATTTTCCTAAACGAGCGCTTTCTAAGGGCTACAAAGTGTACGAAGTTTATAGCTCAGCAGTAAACAATAGCAGAAATATAGACTGCACAGAAAGTACTTGGCTAGATAAGCCTTGGAAAGAGATAAATACTGAAGGCCAAGCAGATATAAAAAAGTTTGACGCCTTAGATAACATCTATTTAAATTTTACAGAAGAAGTAATTAAGGTAGAAAAATGAATTTTAGTTGGAAAGTACTAAATATAGAATGGATTGAAGAACTCAATAGTAATTCAAAAGTGATAAGAAATGTACACTTTTGGGTTGAATGTGTAGATGAAGAAGGCTACAAAGGCTACACTTGGGGAAATGTACAACTAGAAGTAGATAATATAGAAGAATTTATACCTTTTGATGCTCTTACGGAAGAAGATGTAATAGGATGGACAAAACAAACTTTATTAGATATAGAGCCTAGAGATAATACAACTGGAATGACACTTGTAGATAAATTACAGCATGAAGCTTACCTTATGTGCTTAGAAAAAGATCCTATCAGAACTAGAGGGATTGGGGTTCCTTGGTAAATGGCAACTATATATGAAAGTGCGTTAGTAACAGGGTTTAGTAGTACATCCATATACGATAGTTATGGAGGTCTTCAATATGTTATAGATTTAACAGGATTTGTTTCTTCTACTACTAACCCTGGTAGTAATATTGGTACAATAGACGGAAGTACTTCTCAAGACTATATTAGTTCATTAAATACTAATCTAATAGGACTGTATAACTATAAGCGTAGTAACAGTGCTGACAACTTCCTGCATTTTCAGATTAGTAATGATTCTGCTTCATGGTATGATCTAAAACTTAAAAATTCATCAAATCAAACAGCTAGTTATAAACGAGTAGACGCTACAAAGTATACTATAACAGGAGGTCACAGCTACCGCTGGAATACTGCGTCGCAATCTGCTGTATCGACAAGTGGGACTTCTCATACTGTTTATCTAACTGATAATGGTGGTTTTGATGCCCCTGTTGATTTTACTACTAACCCAGTCTGGACAGTAGCTAGTGCTGAGGCTTCCTCTATAAGTAGTATTAGTACGTCTCCTGTTGCAAATGGTACTGCTCCTATAGCTTATAGTTTTTCAGAAAGCGCCTCTAACATAACTATTAATAGTAATACTGGTGCTGTTACCTGGATTTACGCAAATAGTAGTACTTCTACACAATCTACTACAGTAACTGCTACTGCTACTAACGCGGAAGGCACGTACTCAGAAAACTATACAGTGTCTAGATTAGGCGGTCCTGGTGTTTCCGGTACGTATAGTTATGCACAAGAAGGTTATACTGGAGGCACTACATCTCCTACTGGGTCTCCAGTATTTACAGGAACAGAAGGTACATGGTCTATTTCTGGTACCGGAGCTACTATAAACAGTAGTACAGGTGCTGTTACTTGGAGCAATAACACCACTTCTAGCGTAAGAACTGCTAGTGTGCTCCGTACTGTTACTAGAAACGGGTATGCACGAGTATTTACAGTAGGTACATCTACTCAAAGAGCTCGCCCTCTTAATTCTATAAGTATTACGTCTTTTACATCTACATCCTTAGTAGGTAATGGAGATACTATATCCATAAGTGGGTCGGTATCTTGGGCAGGACAAGATCAAGAGGTTGCATCTTGGGTTATTAAACGCCTCGACACTAACGCAATAGTAAGCCAGGGCAATTTTAACACTATAGGCGGAAGCGTATCGGGAAGTATCACTGCCCCTAGCTCTTCTTCCGTAGAGTTTTCTCTAGATGTAAGCGAAAACGATAATGGCTCATCTGCAGCAGCAAACACGACTACACAAATAGTAACTGCACCTAACAGTCCTACTGCAGTTTCTGACGATGTTGCTGAGGACAGTGTAACAGTAACAGTAGCATCTTCTGGCGGGTCTAATGGAACTTTACATTACGCGCAGACAAGTACTAACATTGTACCTACTACTGGATGGCAAACTGGTGCTACCTTTTCTCAAGCAAGAGGTACTACGAAGTACTACTGGGCCAGTAATATAAACGGTACGATATCACGAACAGCTGCAAGTAAATCACTATATGTAGGATATTTGTTACCTGATACAAGCGTTACAGCTACTTCTAGTACTATAAGTAACACTGCAACTACTACATCTACTACAATAGCCGGTGGAAGCAGTAACGATACTTATGCTGTACGTGTCAATAATGGTACTGATAATTTAGGTACAGTAGTAGATAATGGCGATGTTAGTTTTACTGATAGCTTACCTAGTGCCGGTACTATTACTACTTACGAGATATTTGCTGCTAGAAGTACCGCTTCTGGTGGTGATGGACTGTATGATGCTACAAATGATACGTTTACTGTAGGTAGGCAGATAGCCAATATAGCTACCCCTACCGCTTCACATGACGACGCAAACGCAGGAACAGTGACAGTAACTCTGTCTGATGTGAGTGTTACGGGTGGTACTACCAGCTACGCACAAACTGCTACTAACGTTGCTCCTACGACAGGATGGCAATCAAGCAGCGTATTTACGCAGACTAGAAACACCACAAACTATTACTGGGCTAGGGCCACTAGTTCTGTAAATACTACAGTAAGTAGTGCAGTAAGCCTTACAGTAGACCCTAGAGCGTCTACGTTAACATTGACGGGTGTTACTACTACAGCGCCTAACGAAAATACTAGTCAAGACTTAACCGCTGATTATACTACCTATGACGGCGTAACAATAACAAGTTACGCTTGGTCTGATGACAGTTCTGCAATATCCTTATCAGATACTACCACTAGAGATATTACTGCTTCTTTTGGTAACGTCACTGCAGATACTACAGGCACTGTTTCTGTAACATGTACTGACAGCCTTGGTGCGACTATTACTAAGTCTCAGGCTTTTACTATAGGCTTTGTTAACCAGCCTCCAGTAGCTAATATCCCTACAAGCAATCAGGGTAATACAATACCGGCTGGTGATGACTACGAGATAACTGCTACTTCTAGTGATCCTGATGATGCTGGACAGACCATCACTACTACGCTACAAAGAAGTACCACTAGCTCTACTACAGGGTTTTCTACAGTAGCCACTGGTACGTCTGACGCCAAAACAGTTACATATGCAACTACAGCGCATATTTCTGGTAGTAGCCGTACTGTCTGGTACAGAACTCAAGCTAGTGACAATGTTGCTGGTGTTGTTACCAGCAGCGTTCTCGCAGTTACAGAAAGCGCCGCAACTGCAACTACTGTAGATATTACGTCTGTAGGGGACACTACTCCTAATGAAAACACATCAGATCAGGTTACAGCTACTGTCGCTACAGATCCTGATGTTAGTATATCCTCTTACGCTTGGACTACAACAGGTGCTTTAAGTCTTAGCTCTACTACTACGCAAAGCCCTATTGTGTACTTTGGTGATGTTAGTACGAATAGTGCAGCTAGTGTGACGGTAACAGTTACTGATTCTCTTGGAAGAACTACTACAGATACCCAAACTTATACAATACAATTCGTAAACCAGGGCCCTAGTATAGGCTCTTTTATAGCAAGCCCTAGCTCTACGGTAGGCCTGCAAGCTGTTACACTTTATGCAACAGGGTTAAGTGATACTGATGGTACTATAGCAAGTGCAGTTATTAGTCAAATGTCTGGAACTACAGTTAGCCTAAGTACTACAAGTAATACAGGAATTGACACTAATAATGCTACAGCATCTGCGTCGTTTACTGCTCCAGACGAGAATGGCACCCTAGTTTTTAGAGTTACCGTTACAGATAGTGATGGAGGAGTGGCTAACCAAGATGTGGTAGTAACTACAACAGAAGAGAATACTGTAGTACCTCCTTCTGGTAGTAGCTACGGGTTAGAAGTGTACGGACCAAATGGTGAAGTATACCTAAGTATTACTGATAGATTAACAATTTTTAATACTATGGTAGATGGTACGCTA